AAGAAACTGATAAATACATTTGCGCCTTAGATTATATTATTGAACACAAATCAAGTATTCCTGAATATAAAAAAGGAAAGTTAATAGAAGAAAATCGAAAAGTATTTATAAAGGAATTGCAAAGTGAAAAAATCTTTTATAACTTTGAAGAGTGAACGAACACATACTTTTTAAACTAGCAACTCGCAGCAGACCACAAAAGGCAAAAAAAGCAATTGATAATATCATAATGCTTTGTAATTCAATGAATTATACCATTTTAGTTAGTATTGATGAAGATGACGAAAGTATGTTTGGTTTTAGTTATCCTGATGACAATGTATTTATAAGTAGAGGCACTTCTAAAAATAAAATAGATGCCATTAATCGAGACATGGATATTTTTGAAGGTTGGGACATTTTAATCAATACTTCAGATGACATGGTATTTGAAATTAAAGGTTTTGACAATATAATTAGACAAGACTTTAAAGGAAACTACGACCAGGTTCTTCATTATTCAGATGGCAATCAACACGCAAACATTATGACAATGAGTATAATGGGATTTGATTATTATAATCGTTTTAATTACATTTACCATCCTGATTATAAGTCTTTATGGTGTGATTGTGAAGCTACTGAAGTAGCACATCTACTAGGTAAATATGAGTACATGGGAGATGAAAAAGTATTATTTACTCACAGGCATCCTGCATGGGGATTATCTGAATACGATGAACAATACAGAAAGACTGAAAGTCAAGAAATGTGGAACACAGACTATAATTTGTTTAAATATAGAAAGTCAGAAGATTATTTTTTACCTAAACATTTAATTATAAATAAACCTAAATACAATAATGTATAGTCAAAATAACGAAGAACAAATTATAATAGAATACTTTAAAGATTTTAAAGGTCATTTACTAGATATTGGAGCAAATGATGGTGTAACTTTATCAAACAGCAGAAAGTTAATTGAATTAGGTTGGAGTGCAGATTTAGTTGAACCTGCTCCTATTCCATTTAAACAATTACAAGAACTTTACAAAGAAAACAACAAAGTTAAATTACATAATTGCGCTATAAGTGATTTTACTGGCATAACTTCATTTTATGTTAGTGGTGAACATTTAGGCAAAGGTGATAGTGGTTTGCTTTCTACTTTATCAATTAAGGATAAACAAAAATGGGAAGGCACAACTGATTATTTTGATTTGACAGTTCAAACTTATAGTTGGCAAGATTTTGATAAATCAAAGAAATATGACTTTATTAGTATAGATGCTGAAGGATTTGACTTGTCAATACTTAAACAAATAAACTTAGATGAATTTAATGTTCAAATGGTTTGTGTTGAACATAATAACATAAATACTCAATTTTATATGGAATATTTAGAATCATTCTATTTTCAACCAATTTTAATAAATAACGAAAACATAATAGCAGTAATATCATGAGAGTTCATCCTGTTTATAGTTCTGAAGAGGTTTTAATGTTTACCTATAAAATGTCAATTGATATTTTAGAAAAAGATATTAAAGGAGATTTTATTGAATGTGGAGTTGCTGCTGGTAGTCAAATAGGTGCAATGCAACAGGCAATGTTAGATAAACAAATATCAAGAACTATTTGGGGGTTTGATAGTTTTGAAGGAATACCATTTGCAGGAATTAATGATACAGAACAACCAGGAATAGGTGAAATTGATATAAATAAAATTGGAGTATTAGAAACAACAAGTATTGCATCATATTCACAAGAAGATGTATTAAAAAACTTTCAATTATGGAATTTACCAACTAATAATTTAAAATTGATAAAAGGATGGTTTGAAAATACAATTGAACCAACATCAAAAGAAATAAAAGAAATTGCAATGTTAAGATTAGATGGTGATTTATATTCATCTACTTATGTTTGTTTAGAACATTTATTTGAAAAAGTAGTTATTGGTGGAATTATAATAATAGATGATTGGAATTTAACAGGATGTCAAAAAGCAGTAAAAAAGTTTATTGATGGAAGAAAAATAAAGAAATTTAACGAAATAGCATATTTTATAAAATGATTTTATCAATCCTTATTCCTACTGTACCTCAACGTGCTAACTTATTTTTAGAGTTACATACTGAAATAAATAAGCAGTTAGAGTTATCAAATTCTTTTGACTTAGTTGAGGTTATTTCAGATGATGCACCAAAAGGAACTAAAACAACAGGACAAAAAAGAAACGATTTACTAAATGCAGCGCAAGGAGAATATGTTTGGTTTATTGATGATGATGATATGATAATGCCTAATGCTATTTATAATATAATTACAGCTTTAGAACAGAAACCTGATGCACTAGCAATTAATGGAATAATGACAACTAATGGAAGAGATAAAAAAGAATGGTATATCAGTAAGAATTTAGAATATACTGCTGACTGGTCAAAAGGTTATGAAATTTATTTAAGACCTACAAACCACATCACTCCAACTAAAAGAGATATTGCAAGGCTAATTAAATTTGAAGATAAAAGCAACTTTGAAGATTATGCTTATTGCATGGAACTCAAAAGATTAGGTTTAATTAAAACAGAAGTAGAAATAAAAGAACCTGTTTACCATTACAGATACCAAGACTATGACAAACTATACTAAGGTAGCTATTGTTACTTTTTTTGATGAAAAGGATAAATACAAATTAGCAGGTAAAAGACAAGCAGAATCTTTACAGGCTATTAACTTTCCAATGGAAAACTATTTTCAGTTTAGAAATTTTGAACAAATTAATAGCCCTGAACATTCCGAGATACCATACGCATTCAAACCTTATGCAATAAATGAAATTAAGAAAAAAGGATTTGAAATTGTAATTTGGATGGATAGTCCTGTTTACTGCATTAAGTCAATTGATAAATTTATTGAATACATAAACATTAACGGTTTTATATTCTTTGACAATTTAGGTTATACAATAGGAGACTATACATCAGATGATTGTTTAAATAACTATTCAATGAATAGAGATGAATCATTCAAACATCAAATGATAATGGCTTGTTTAATGGGATTTAATTTTAAGAACGAAAAAGCAAACAAACTATTTAAAGAATACTTAAAAGCTACAAATATAAAAGGATGTTATGAAGGAGACTGGACAAATGAAGCTAACCAAGTAAGTCAAGACAATAGAGTAAAAGGACATAGACACGATCAATCAGTAATGAGTATTTTATTAGCAAAAGAGAAAATAAAACCTTTGCACCCTCATTCAACTTTCTTTGCTTATTTTGGAAATCCTGGTCATTTACCACATGCAGAATCAGTTTGTTTATTAAGTCAAGGATACTAATGTTTCAATTACTTGCAACCACATACATAATAGCAAAGTTTATTCCTAAACCTTTATGGTTACATAGAAAACCATTTACTTGTCCGCTTTGCTTAACTTATTGGAGTTTCTTAATTTATCAAATAATTAACTTTACTACTTATTTTGATTTATTGACGATTCCTTTTACCTTTGCATTAATAGCTTCTCTATTTGAACGAATTAATGATAGGTATCTATGACCGAAGAAATAAAACAATCTTTGTTAAACTGGGAATCAATGGGTAAGAATTATTCACCTAACTTTAATTACACAGAATTAAACGAAATTGCAATCAAGTCAGGAAACAAACCTTTTAACTTAGGGTGCTCAGAATGTAGAAGACAATTACTTGAATACTTATTAGCAACAATCAAAGATGGAATCAGTAAATAATCCTGAACACTACGGAGGTAAACAAAACACCTACGAAGCTATAAAAGTAATTGAAGCATGGGATTTAAACTTTCATTTAGGCAATGTAGTAAAATATATAAGCAGAGCAGGTAAAAAAGACAAAACTAAACTAAAAGAAGACCTCGAAAAAGCTAAATGGTATTTAGATAGATTTATTGGTACTTTATAAGTAAAAAATAAAGAAAATGGCATCAAATTCCGACATATTAAAAAAACAGATGATTATAGCCTTAGAAAAGCATTTAAACGTTGTTTCTACAGCTTGTAAGGAAGTTGGTATAAATCGTGATACACATTATGATTGGTTAAAGAAAGATAAAAACTATAAGAAAGCTGTAAAAGAGATTGACAATGTAGCTTTGGACTTTGCAGAATCAGCTTTGCACCAACAAATAAAAAAAGGCAATCCACTATCAACAATGTTTTATTTAAAATGTAAAGCAAAGAAGCGTGGCTACATAGAGCAGCAGGATGTGAAGATAACAGGAAACATGAAATTTAAAGCTGACTTTGGCGAAAGCAATACTATACACACCACACAAGAATCAGAAGAAAATTCATAATGCAATAAACAACGGAACTGAAAAATACTATGTAATAAACATAGGCAGACAGTTCGGTAAAACTTTATTGGCATTGAATCAAATGTTATTTTGGGCTTTAAATAATAAAGGCTGTAAAATAGCATGGGTTAGTCCTGTTTACAAACAATCAAAGAAAGTATTTGAAGAAACGTTTAAGGCATTTGCAAAACGAATGGAAATATACCGAAAGGTTAATCAGTCAGAATTAATAATCGAATACTTAACAGGATCAACCATTCAATTCTTTTCAGCGGAGCGATACGATAACATTCGAGGTTTCACATTCGATTACCTGGTATGTGATGAGTTTGCCTTTATGGATGAAAAAGCATGGACTGAAGTTTTAAGAGCAACTGTTTTGGTAAAAGGTAAAAAGGTGCTTTTAATTTCAACTCCAAAAGGTAAGAACCATTTTTACAAGATGCACCAATTGGATGGCACTAATGAGCAGTACAAGTCCTTCACAATGACTTCGTACGATAACCCAATGATTAACCCATCCGAGATAGACGATGCAAAGTTAACACTACCTGAAATGATATTTAGGCAGGAATACTTAGCAGAGTTCATTGATGGCTCTGCAATGCTTTTCAATAATCGACAATTAACAGATAACAAATCTTACGGCAAAGCATTTGCTGGGATTGACTTAGGAAGGGCAGATGATTACTCGGTACTATCTATATTCAATGAGAAAGGTGAACAGTTCTATATTGAACGTTGGAGGCATAGCGACTGGGCAACAATAGTAAAAAATATCGCAAATGGATTAAGGACAAATAATGTCCAAACAGCATTAGTTGAGGTTAACTCTATTGGAGATGTTATATTTGAAATGTTACAAAAAGAATGTTCAAACTATTGCACTATTGAACCATTTGTTACAACTAATCAAAGCAAAAAGGAAATAGTTGAATCTTTGATAGTGGCAAATCAAAACAAAGAGGTTAAATTCTTAAATGTGGACTGGCTAGATAAAGAACTTGAAATGTTTACTTACGAATACAATCCAAAAAGCAGAGTAATTAAATACTCAGCAACAAGTGGTTTTCACGATGACGGAGTTATGGCATCATGTTTAAGTTACCACGCATACAGTAAATACAAAACAGGTAGATACACAATAATATAATTAAAAGGTACTTTTTAAAATGATGACAATTGAATTACCAAATAGCTGGCATGATATCTCAATAGAGAAATTTCCTTTAATCTATGATATTACAAGAGATAAAGAGATTGATCCTATTGATAGAGAAATTAGAGTTATATCCATTTTAACAGGAATTACAGTTGCTGAAGTTGAGAAAATAAGAATCGACCAACTAAAAGAACTGATTAAGAATGTAAACTTTATTTTTAAAATGGAGTTTCCTAATTCAGTTGAGATGTTTAAGCACAATGGTTTTAGATGGGTAGTTAACTATGACATCACTAAACTAAGTGCAGGGGATTTTATAAGTTTAAGCAAATTAACAGAAAGCGAAGAAAGTATTATTGGCAACTTACCTCAATTAGTTGCAATGTTTGTTAAGCCTTATAAACTAAAGTGGTTTAAGTTAAAAGAGATCGAAATGGATTATGCAGAAAAAGTCGAACACATAAAAAGCATAAATGTAGGCATAGTTTATCCTTTATGTGTTTTTTTTTGCAAAGTTATAGAAGGTTTGTATCCTCATATAGAGGATTATTTGGTAAAGCAAATGAACGAAGCGAGGATGACAATGGAGAGCGAATTGAACGAACTGAAGAACAAAAACACTTAGATTATTGGAGTTGGTATGTTACATTGGATAGCTTAAGCGGTAAAGATAGAAGTAAATGGGACTTTTACTTAAATATGAATGTAGTTGCTTTTTTAAATTATTTAAGTTACATAAAAGACAGGAATAAATGGCAAAAATAAACCAACAGCAATTTAATGAACTAGATAACCTTTTATCTGACTTAGAAAGTAAGCTAACAGGTGAGCAGGATATTTATTCTCAAAAAGTAAATGACTTTTTAAAAAGAGTTAAAGATAATTTAGAGAAATACAAGTTTAATGCTTCAGAAAATTTATCTCAATCATTAGAGGCATTACCAATTAAACAAAATCAAAACGGGGTTACAGTAACCATTCAGATCGAAGATTACTGGGAAGATTTAGAAAAAGGAACACCAGCAAAAGGATATTCAAAAGAAAACAGAAAAAAGCTACAACCTAAGATATTAGAATGGATAAGTTATAAACCTGAATTACAAAGCATAGCAGGAGACAAGAAAGGACAAAGGTCGTTATCCTATGCAATAGCAACAAACATACTTAAAAAAGGAACTATCAAAAGATTTGGATACAAAGGTAAACCATTCTTAACTGAAGAAATCCCACAATTAGAAAAAGACATAACACAAGAATTTGAATAATGGCACTAACAATATACAACACACCTAACAGCTACGCACCCGTTTATAATCAAATGATTTATACTTTGAGTAGTACAAACGTTGCTCAATCTAATTTTCGTTACATAGCAGATATTTATGTAAATGGTTCAAGTGATTACACTAGATTAGAAGTAGGCAGAAATCCAAGTAACAACTATGGAACATTTGATGTTGCAGGTATTATTCAAAACTTTTTAACTAGGGATGCAGATGACAATACAACTACATTTAAGCAATGTGTAAACTCAATAGCATCTTATATAGTTCAATTTGGTGAGCAATACGGAGCAAGTAGTGGAATTACTAATTATCCAAACTTAACAACAAGTTCAGGTTATTGTTTTAATGGGGTGTTCAGTCCATTGGACTTTTTAGACTTTACAACAAACACCTATGTACTTCAAAATAGTTCAAGTCAATTTCTTACTGATAGACCAACATTTGAATCAAGAACAAATGAAAAACTTATTTTAGGTTTTATGACTGATGCTGCAAATGAAGCAAAGTTTTTAGAGATTATAACTTTTTATGATGAAGGTACAATATTTAACACAGTTACAGTTGCTAATCCTTTTACATCAATAAGCAATAGGCAAGACCGTTCAATCAATGTAAGAGTAGATTATGATTGGCTAACTAGCTTAGTTAATGCAGACTTGTCAAGTGGTTCAACACCTATCTTTGTTGTTAATTGGGAATACTATGATGTAAGAATTAAAAACAGCACAGGAACGATAGTAAGTGAAACAATCCGTATTTATCCTGGTGAAGATATTTGCTCAAAGTACACACCTATCCGTTTTAAGTTTATGAATAATTATGGTAAGTACGATTATTACACTTTTACAGGTGCAATGACTAAGAACACCAATATTAAAAGAAATACTTACAAAAGCAATCCAAATCAATGGAGTGGTACTAATTATAGCTACTCAACAACAAGCAGAGGATTAAGTCAATACGAAACAATATTAGATGATACGATTACAATCAATAGTGATTGGATTACAGAATCTGAAAGCATTTGGTTAGAGCAATTAGTAACAAGCCCTGATGTTTATATTTATGATGGCAGCAACTTAGTTTCTGTAAACATAACAGATAGCAGTTATCAAACAAAATACGAAGCTAGTCAGCAACTATTTAATTTAGTAGTTTCATTTACTTACTCACAAAACAGAAAAAGACAAAGAAGATGATTTTAACTAAAATATACATTAATAACGAGCAGATAGATTTAAAAGAAGATGTTTCAATACCTCTTAACTTTAACATTGCTGATATTAGAGAACCTGAAAAACGTTCTACAACATGGAGCAAGACTGTTATACTACCAGGCTCTACTTTTAACAATGAATTGTTTTCGAATATATGGAATGTTAATGCAGTCATTAATAGTACAGGCACTACTAACTTTAGTCCGAATTTTAATCCGAATTTAAAAGCAATAGCAGAAATAACTTATAATGAGGCAACGCAGTTCAAAGGCATTTGTCAATTGTTAAATGTTAATGTAACTGATAAATACGAGATAGAATATGAGGTTGCATTCTTTGGTGAGTTGCAGAATGTATATCAATTTTTTACTAATAAATATTTAAGAAATATTGATTTAACTGAATTTAATCATCCTTACACATTAAATGAGCAATATTTAAGTTGGTATCGACCTATTGGCGAAGGTTATGTTTATCCAATGATTGATTATGGTAATTCAATTAATAGTGAATTTAGAGTACAACACATGTATCCTGCAATTTACATTAAGACAATTATTGATAAAATGTTTAGTGAAGCAGGATTTACTTACCAATCAAATTTCTTTAATAGTGATTTATTTAAAAGATTAATCATGCCTTACAATGGCAAAAGTGATTTAAAGTTAAATACAACACAAGTTAGAGATAGAAGTTTTAGAGCTGAAAAAACATCAGTTCAAACTTTAAGTATAAATAAAGTTTTTGCAAATTCACTTCCAGATGGTTCACAAAATGCAAACATTATAGTTAACTTTCAAAATGATTCAACAGGCGCAAACTTTGACGATGGTAATCATTTTTATGATATAAATGGCGGAACTAATCTAAATACTTTTGTCGTTCCACGTTCAGGAGTTTATACTTTTAAAACTCAACTTTATTGCAGTGCAAGTCACTACCCAAGTACAGCAACAGCTAGAGTTAATGCAAGTTCTTTGGGAATGATTAAAATAGTAAAAAATCCACTAAACCAAGGTAGTGGATACCAATCTATTGCTAATGTACCAGTTTACTTAACAATAAATTATGTTAGTCCACAAGTTGAAAATGCCTTTAATATTCCTGCAATAGCAAGTTATAATATAAGCGATGTAACTATTTCAAGTGGCACTACTGGTCCTGAAGTTTATGGCAGTTTAGAAATAACATCTTTTGTTAATGAAAATGATATAATTGAAATTAAATTTGACAGGTCTTTTTTACCAGCACCGCCAACTGGACATGGAGCTTATAATACAATTTCTCCTTCTTCAAGACAATTAACAAGCGCAACTTCTTATGTTGATGTAAATATTAATCTAAATAGTTATTTTACAGGCTTTCCTGCTGATAATAACATTCAAGAATATGATGAAGTTGATTTGAATTATAATTTACCTGACAATGTAAAGCAAAGCGATTTTTTCAACTCAATAGTTAAAATGTTTAATCTATTTGTTGAGGTTGATAAATTCAATCCTAATAAACTTTATATTGAGCCAAGACCTACATTTTATTCAAGTGGAGTTACACGTGACTGGTCGGATAAATTAGATTACTCAAAAGAAACAAAGATTATTCCAATGGGTGAGTTAAACAATAAAACTTACCTATTTACTTACAAAGAAGATACTGATTTCTTTAATAATCAGTACAAGTCAAAATACGGTGAAATTTATGGAGAAAAACGTTATGATATTCAAAATGATTTTTTAAAAGGTGAGGTTAAAACAGAATTAATTTTCAGCCCTACTCCATTAGTAGATACAATTGGACACGATAGAGTGTTATCTAAAATTTATACAGTTGACAATAATGGGCAAATAAAACCTACAGGATCTAATATGAGAATATTATATTATGGTGGTTTAAAACAAACAAGTTATCCTTGGTCTCATATTGCAACAAGTGGCACAACTGTTAGAAATGATTATCCATACGCAGGACATTTAGATGATGTTCAAGAACCGACATTAGATTTAAACTTTGGCATACCTAGACAAGTTTATTATACACCTTCACGTTATACATCAAATAATTTATACAATAAATATTGGAAAGATTATATTGAACAAATAGCAGATAAGGAT